GATGTTATCTAATAGGGCGTTAGCATTTACGTTATTAACAGATTTAAACTGGACGTTTGACGTAGTGTCTGTCGCAATAAATGAAAAGCTATACTTTCCACTTGACGTTATAGCGCCTCCACTAATAGCAGTACCGTCAATCTCAACAGTTATACCAGCAACAACAAACTCAAAATTAAATTCAACAACATACAGTTTGCCAATTATTGTTGTAACGTCTTGAGACGCTCTTGGGTAAGCATTCACGCCATTACCCAAAAGATTCAGTCTGCCGTCATTCCATGAAATATTGCCAAGCGTTGCAGTCCAGCCGTCTACATTATTCGTAAACGTACCGTTTGTTATTAGCTCCGAACCATAGCCATCAACCATCGTAGCAAGACCCGCACGGGCAAAGGTCATAGCATTGGCAAAGGTCTTAGACGAGCCATTGGTCAAATAGTATTCATCGTCAAAGTCGAATAACAACTTGGGATACTGACCGTTTACACCTGCCGCCCGCAATGCTTGGTTAATGCGGTTTGGTGATCGTTGAATGTTTACGCCGATATTGACAGCCATTATTGACCTTCCTTCGGTTGATTCTGTAGCGACCCGCTCACAGCGGTGGCCTCAATTAATGACACGCTTAACCCGCCCTGTGGCGTTAACGATATGCCACGTGTAACGAATGACACGTTACCTGCGATCGTCGAGCCCTGCTCAATGTTGATCGAGTATGCGGTGCGAGTTGGTGAGCTAATGCTAATCATGCGAGATGTCTTCCAGCACAATCACGTTAAAGGTTTCGGTACTAAATACCTCGCCAGATGAGTCCGTGAATTCGATGTCACAAGAATGCTCGCCAGCGCTCCATGAATCGGTTTGCGCTGCCGTTGCAGATATTACCAGGACACCGTTTGAGCTATCAGTCAGCGTCACGGTTAGTGCCGAGATCAGTGTGTCGTTTTGACGAATCTGCGCCCGGATACTCCAGTCGGTAATATCCACAGCCGCACTGTTCTCGGTGACGGTTATAACCCACTCAAGGGTATCGCCCTGCTTGTGAGTTATCTTTGCCATGTGTTAAACCACCAACGCGTGAATGCCGGTCGCAGTCGTGCCTGTTGACTTCACTCGAGAGACCGAGCAGGTCAAAGTGTGAAAATCGGGTACAGTCACAGTGCGCTCATTGCCGTCCTTGTTCAAAAATACGACATCGCCGCCAGTCTGAACATATAGCCCAATAGCGATATTCCCTGCGCCGACGTTATCGGTTGAGTCGTTTGGCGTTACGGGCACCATATCGTACACCAGGCCAGACTGGTTTGGTGAATTTGTATATACAAATGGGTTTGCCATGATGAAATCCTCGTGAATTGCGTTGATTATAACACGCCTTTATCGTTGATACGATACAACAAAGCCCTCGTCTGTTTTAACGATTGTGCCTTGCTTGATAGTTGGGTCGGCAAGCATTGCCTCCGTCATCGCATCCTCAGCCTGCTCCATTGTCTCGTACATTTAAACCTCCGGCTGTGCTGGCCAAACTATATTGTCGACATCCTGAGTCGTAATGTCGCGCAGCGCCTGGCGGTAAACAGACCATGCTTGCTTGTCTACCTGCGCATCTGGCAGTTGTGTCCAGTCGCTAGCGCCTAACAGTGCATTACGCTGCCGCCTTAGATTCGCCAGGGCTTCTGCTTGTAACTCTTGTTCTGTCTTGGTAGGTAGCCATGCCTTGGCCCCATAATCAAAACGATAATTGTCGCCAGGCTTTTCTGGGTAAGGCACTGGTGCGCCATTCTCGATGTAATGCGTCTCGTCTGTATATGGCGTTTGTATATACATTAGCCCATCTTTAGCTAGCCGATCAGCTTTATCCTCCGGATAATCAACCGAACGAACAATGCGGCCACTTTGATCGTAAATTGCGTAAATCATTTCTTGTTCTCAATTGCTTGCAAGAATCGCTGGGATGCGTCATGTGATGGTGAAGTCACCGCCGTATCGGCCCTTTGCGAATATATTTCTATATCGTAAGTCCCCGCCGTTGGCTGTGTTGTGAGCGCAATGGTAATCATGTTAGGGAAAAACGAATAAAATGCAGACCCACTAACAACCTGGGTGAAAATAACCGATCCGGCGGTATACGTTCCGATCGACGTGCCATCAAGTCTGACATCAATCCTATTGCTAAGCGCCTCGTCGAGCTTAAAGTTAAATAAAATACTTACCACACCGCCATCAAAATCAACGTTGAGTAATTCTTGCACCTTGGCATAAGTCGCACCAATGGTCACAGATCCTGCCGTATAGGCTGCGTATTTATTCGTGACCGCACCGTTTGCAATCTTTGCTGTATCAACCTCGAGGTTGCCAATCTTGGCATTGGTTATCGCGCCGTTTTCTATCTTGGCGTTTGTTATGACCGCATCATCGATTTGCGCAGCGCTGGTGATAATCCCGGCAGTTGCAAGAAGTCCTCCCGTGATTGTATTGGCGACAATTTTATCGCCAGTTATCACGCCATCGGCAATAAGTACGCTGTTAGCGCTTCGGAAAAGGCGAATATCATCGTAATAGTAAATTGTTGTCGCGTCACCAATACCATATAAAGATGCAACAACATATGCCGTTCCTGCCTGAGCGGAATAGCTAGCAGTTACCTTAGTATATGAAGTTTGGCTTGTAACAAGAATGCTGGACGCTCCGCCGATCGACGATCCGCTTGAGTTGTAAGCAGTTATCGACACCCTTGCGCCATAAACGGTTCCGCCGCCATGCTTAATATACCCCTCAATATAAAATGTCTCGCCTTCAGTTGCGACAATCTGAGTTTCTGAATAAACCCTCGCCGACCCAGTTGTCGACGTAAATTTCATGCTATACGAGCCAGTCCTAGCGTTTGAGTTCTCAATGGTAAACTCAGGGTCACCCGACCAGGCGACATCGCCTTCCTCGAAACCTGGGTTCTGGTTTAATACTGACAGATCGCCAACCGATAGCTTGGCCGTTGTAATCGATCCAGCTTTTAGCTTTGGAGTGCTTATCGAATCATCCGAGATTTGTGTCTCAGTAATCTGACCAAGAATATCACCAGCAGGCACCGCTGCCGTCCAAGCAGACCCATCCCATCGATACAATTTGTTATCGGTGGTCAGATACACGACCTGGCCCTCAAACTCTCCGCTAGCCGGTAAAGTATCGACCGGCTGCACACCATAAAGGCCCGCCTCGGTAAACAGATCATTTACACCACTACTGAATGCATCAGAGTCGACGAATAATGTGGTGGCATTTGCAGATAAGGATTCGCTTGATACGTTACCAGTAAAGTCCACCGACTTAAGCCAATAGTATTTTGTTACACCATAGCTAAGCCCGGTGCGCACATAGTGGTCACCGCTTGCAATTGCAATCTTTGTGGCGCCTGAGAAAACATCAGCATCACTTTCATAAATCTCGACGTGAGAATAATCTGCATCGGTTGGCTCTGCCCAGGATATGGATATTTCCCTCAAGCCACCAACCGCTGTCACCGAGCTTGGAACCGCTGGTGCAGTTGTGTCTCCGCCTGGTGTTGTTGTTGTAGTAACAAAAATACTGCGAGCGCCAAGAGCGTTATATGACCTCACTCGTATATTGTAAAGGTCGTCAATGCTCACATTCTGGATAATGTATTGATTAGTGCCGGTAAATGCGGAGCTGTACTCGCTTTCGCCATCGATCTGCCATTGCACTTCATATTGGCTAACAAAAGCATCGTCGGCAGCAGTCCACTCGACCAACAAGGCAGGCAGTACAGTGCCATCTGATCCAATGGCCGTAGTCTCTGTAACAGTTAAATTTGTTGGCGGCTCAACCTCAAACGGGTTTGGCAAATTGCTATCTGGATAAGTGACCTCCTCGTTTGCTGGGTCGTATGCGTAAACCGCCGAGTCATACTCGATCAAACTTAGGTTCACGGTCGCATCGTAATTTAGAGACATTTCCTCAACTTGGAACGGCTTTGCAACCCAGCCAGGTGTTGGATGAGTAATCGATACCACGTCTCCGATCGTTAGATCTAGTGCCTCTGAGGTCGCCTGCAAGCCTACGCGCAATGCATTGCGTGAGCGCAGTACTAGGATGCGTGCGATATCTCGTGCGCTGTAATAATTTGTAACGCCGTCGAGATCCACCTCATCCACCAGAAGAGTCCCGCCATCCTCCGCTAAGTATGCAGTCTCCTCTGCACTTCCAGCCTCTGGCCAAACTGCCTGATCTGGCTGCCAATCGGTCTGAGGATTTGGGAATTTAACCACCACGCGATTAAACTTATCCTCTTTCTTGGCTCCCGCGATCTTTATGCCGCCAATAATGGTAGTTGTATCAAGCGTCATCAGCGAAGTGGTCGCTTGGTCAATCTTTAGCGCATATTGGCCTTGGGTATATGGCAAAAACCCACGACAACCAAGTAGCATTTTTTCAACATTGCGGAATATTTCATCACCTGTATCAAGAACAATGTTAGTCCTGAATAGCTGAATCGTACTTGGCGCACCGCTGTATGGTGTCGCTGTAAAGCTCTCGAGGTCGGTAGCCGCCTGCGAGAATGCTGTGTCATTAATTGAGTTCGATGGAAGCCCTTTACCGAATCGATTATTGGTCAAATAATCACGAATACAAAGCGCTGGATTGTCACTCCATGCCGTTGTCGCTGTCCTTGGATCGTAAACCTTGCGACCTTTTACTACAGCGGTGATATCAGGCATACCCGAGAATGCATCAGTGTCCCACTTCAGGCGAATGGCAATATAGGCTACACCACGCAACCTGTGATCGGCAGTCCATTCGGCTCCTGCCTCTTGCAGAATAGTGCTAACAGCCTGATTATCAGTTCCAGTAAATGTCTGGACTGAGTGAAGACCATCATATTTTGGGTCTGTTATTGGTGTGTCGTCGATATATATATCACTGATCGATTCGACCTCGCCCTCGCAAAGCGCTAGTGCGATATATAGGTATTCGTTCTTCTGACCGCCAGCTGCCTTTACAAATACACGAACACCACCCACGCGACGCTCGCCATAGATAACCGGGATAGGCTCGATGTTCGATTCTTTGTTGAGCAGTACACCCGCCATGGCATCTGCTGCCTTTTTAGCGGCTTTCTGCGCATCTCTAGCAGCCTTGTAGGATATACCGCCAGCTACTACCGCGATGGCAATTATTACACCAATAATCATCCTTTACGCCCCCAGCGCAGATCCTTAACCATCTTGGATGCAAACTCAAAGCCCATGTCGCCAGGGAAGTGCACCTGCTGACTATTGTGATTTGTCTTTCTATTTACAATCTTTTCAAAGTCACGCCAATGAGAAGCAACCTCGATGTTTACAATGCTATCGCGATCGCTGTCCTCGATATTAAATCCAACAATCCTGCCATCGAAATACAGGAAAGGGTCGCCAATCACTTCGTCATCAGCATCAATAACAGCACGCCAAACACGAAAACGTCGATCCATGTAATCCTGCTGTAGGAATATCGATATGTATGATTGCTCAACGCCGGACAACTGAAAGTTCAGAGTGTTTACCTTCAGGGCTCCGCTTTCTTTAATGTCCGAGATCTCAATGAAGTGCGGGCTATTGATGAACGTGCCAAGGCCAGTAACAGTAAGGTCATTGCCGTAATCGGTAAGATATAGGATTGACGAGAAATCAATGCGTATCAATGTCGCCAGGCGAAATCCGTTTGTCGCAAAAACTGCTTTTGTCGCTGAGTTTATTGCGCGACTCATTAGATCACCTCAACTAAGTCTATCTCAAATCTATAGAACCCATCCACGCCGATAGCGAACTCTTGCACGTCATTGGCTAATCTAACCGTAACAGTCTCATCGTCGCCCGGTGTCGATGGATCTAATGACGGATCTGGCAGATCTATTTGAAATGTCTCCAGCATTCCTTCCTGCTCTAAAAGGAAATCATACACAGGTTGAAACTGCTGTTTTGTCATAGGCGGGTAAGATACAGTGAATTCTCGCCTTCTTGAGTTAAGAGAACGAACCTGTATTCTGCCATTTATCGACTCACTCTTTAACTGATAGTGCCTTACCCTAGTCTGAACATCAGTGAATCCAGGTGATGTCGGAAAAGTTCCTGCCATTATACCCTCCCGAGAGATGACCGACCGCGATCGTTAAGCGCCTGATTGATAAGAGATACTATAGCACCGCGCCGCTCTGATAGTAAGCGATCAAATCCTCGAGTGTCGTTAGCCTGAATAGTAAAGTTAACATTGACAGGCACTGGTTCAGACTTTGATGACTTCTGTTTAGTGTGGTCAATTACTGTCTCGTTTGGGTGAAGCATAGCTAATCGGCCACCCTTACCATCCATGCCGCCCGCTCGAGCACCAAATCCTGTGAAGCCACCACCCTCAAACGAGGCCAATGTCTGACCGGCAATCATTGCGGCGCTAGCATAACCAGCCGCTCTAATGACATTTGAGTATGGTAGACCAGCAACTGGGCCAAGACCTATTGGAGGTGGCGCGAGAGCAGCAGCAGAGGCCGTTTCCGTGTTGATAATGGTTGTGGCAATGGCTAGGGCTTGCTGAGCCAAATACGCCGCCTTTTGAGCCGCTGTTCCCTCTTTAAACAAGGATGCAGCCATACCAACAGTAGACTGCAATGAGCTCAATGCCATAGCCTGAACATTCTGCTCGGCCATAGATATCTCTTGGCGTCTCTTCTGCTCTAATTTATAAGCATCAGTTAGCTCTTTGGCTTTATCCTTGGCTCTCTGCAGGTTATTCTCTATGAGAACCTGCTCGTACTCAAAGTTTGCCATCTGCTTGTCTAGGCGTTCTTGCTCAGCCTGCTCTTGAATCGCAGCTATTTGCTTCTCGTTATCTTCCGTTAAACGCTGAATATTCTTGAATCGCTTCTCGTTAAGCTTAACAACATCATCAGCATATTTCTCAAGCCTAGCAATCTCAGTCTGATTGTATTGCTCTTGAGATATTGCACCAGCCTCTAGCGCCATCTCTAGGGTGGCTAAGTCTTTAATAACGCCAGCACCAAGAGCATCAAACTCAGTCTTCGGTTGCATCAGGCTTTCTTGAATGGCTGTGACCTTCCTGTATAGGTCGGTTAATTCTTTGTTAGCCTCTTTAGCGCCTTTTTCAGTATCAAAGAAAGGGTTGCCACCGGCTTTGATAGTCTCAAGCTTTTTAGCGTTATCCTCCATTTCGGAGTTAAGCAATTCTATTTCAGCAGTAGCCTTTTTAGTATTTTCGTCCATTTCTTGGACACGATTTTTGGCTGTAACGAACGCAGCTGAGCCCTCATCAACGTACTGCATTTCTTTTTGAGCCAGCATAGCCTGACGAGAGAAACCAGAAATTGAATCAGTAGCGCTGTCTATCTGTTCCTTTTGCTCTTGAATCTTCTTAGCATATTGAACAGCAAGGAACTCTAACTGAGCCTTTGTTAGCGTTTTAGTCTTTGTTGCAACCTTTTCTATTTTGTCGCCTAGCTCCTCAGCTGCCTTGCCACTTTCAAACAAAGCGGGGAGGAATGTGGTACCAAGAGCCGCACCAACAGCTAGGAATGCACCAATGATGGCACCATTCGGCCCCATAAGAGATGCAATCTGAGAACCCTGCTGACCGAATACAAGTAGCGCGTTCTGCCCCATTTGAAGCTGTACCGCGATATCCTGCACCTGGTGACCCATTTGGCCTAGACCACCACGGATCAGCCTGAACTGATTCTCCATAGACTTGCTCGTCTTATTAACAGACTTGCTCGTCTTCTCGTAGTGGCTTTGTACCTTGTTCATAGCCCCGGTCACTTGGTCTTGACCGGTGGCTGCGAAGGTCATTAAAACATCAGCGCTTGCTTGAGCCATGTGATTTCTTCTGCCTTTCTGCCTTGATTCTCAAATACGTGAACCAATGGTTGTATTCATCAGCAGTCATACTGAGGATTGTACTAACGGTTTGGCCAAGATGCTCTGCTAACTGATATACAAAATACAACTCAGTAGGATTATCTTGACCATCTATTAGTTTTTTTCCCGCTCCTCTTCTGTCGGCGCTGATACGTCTAAGACAAAGTTAGCAATCCTAGAGACAACCTCTGGGTCTGCCTGGCGACGCAATTTCACTTTGTCACCGATATCAAATACCGGGTCACCTTTGGCATCTGTTATTCCGAAGATAACAGCATAAACAAGGTAATCAGCGCTGTCGCCGTTAGCCCTGCTGTACCATTTGGTTTTGTCATCCAAAGATAAGTTCTTTGAATACAGAGTAACGTCCCACTCGGGGACGTATAACTCTCTTACTTGCTTATTCGAGAAGTGCGATACCGCAACATCAATTAAGCTCATAAATTACACCTTGGTAATTAAACAGTAGTGCTCGTTAATGCGCCGCTACCTTGAACGCTGATTGACGCCTCAATAAGGCCATCAAATGATGCGCTCTTAGTAACGCCAGTAACAATAGCTGTACCAGTATAGTAGGTGTCTGCCGCATCATCACCTTCAGGATATACGTTCAGCGTAACCTGAGCACCAACAGTCAATGCACCCTGACCGGTAGCATCAGTTTCATCCCAGTATACATCTACTGAGCCAGACCAGCTGGTCAAAGATGGAACATAGGTACGAGCGGTATCACCCATGGTAGTTACTTCTAGGGTATCACCGGTTTCTTCAATAGAGTATGAACGAATCTCGGCGATAGCGTTTGAGCCTACCTTGACTGTTCCCTCTGAGCCTTTATGCACTGCCATTTCTATTCCTCCTCGGAATCGTCTTCAATTTCTGTTTCTACAACCTCTGGCTCAGAGTAGCCAGATTCTTTGATCTCCCATCCTTTACGGATCATCTCTTCTACTTTGTGATCCATAACCTTGATGGTCGTATCGCCATTCTTCATTTCTGTCATACCGCTGTCTCCGGTGCGCCTTCTAATGTAACATATTCGACGTTAACTTGCATTGTGGCGGTAGCTACTGGCTGATCGCCTTCTCCCATGTATTGTACCTCCATAGAAGAAACAATCGTATCTTTTGCGTAGCCGCCCCTAGTTACATCAGTATAAAGAGCCTGCTCTATCTCAGAGCATACTGTGTCTATCGTGTCGTCGTAATTTGATACGCCCTTAACGTAGGCCTCAACAGAGAACGATATCGTCCGCATAAGCGTTCTGGGTCTCGTTATCGTAGCGTACTCAACGGCCTCACTGTCTGTATATACAACTATACCAGGCAGGTTGGCTGCCGTTATGGGATATACTCGAGATGCATACACCTTACTACCAGTGGTTGTCAGACCGGTCAGCGCCGTAACAATGTTGTCTCTAATAAGCTTTCTTACGTGAGCCACTATTGTTTCTCCAGCATAAGCTCTGTTATGCCAGTTCCATCAGACATAACAATAGACACCTTGTAAGACACACCACCAACACTAACAGCATCACCTTCCGCCGCACTAGATACATCAGACGTTCGACACGTCAATCTTGGTTGCTGCATAGCAAATGCCACACCACCACCAGCGTCCACAGCCTCATAGCCGTTGTCAAAGATAGCAGTGATCGATACCTGAGTTCCTCCCGCAGGGGTATACAGAACAGCCTCACCGAAGTCGGCAAGCATAATCAATCGATCGTCTGCGGTCTCAACTGCCATTACTGCGCTTTCCTGCGAGTGGTTCTAGTTCGACGCTTTGGCTTGGTTTCCTCTTTAAGACCTATTGACCGGTCTTCTGTCTCAACGCTCTTCTTTTCAACTTGAGCAATACGACCAAGCCCAATCAACTCTCGTGCTTCCAGGCCATCAACATCAACGACATCACCGGCGTTTGCACGCTTGCCGCCGATTACTGTGCCCTTTAATACAATATAGCTCATAATTTCACCTTTTGGCTTTCTGCCACGCTCTCCAAATGTATCGCTTAAAAGCATGGGAGAAAACCCCCTCCGAAGAGGGGGATGATCACTTAGCTACCGCCATC